CTCTCTAACTCTTGGGATAAGTTTGAAAGTACACATGACTTCATCCAGATTCTTTTTCCCAATACTGTTCCTGGAACATATAATAAGGAATATACTATAACAAATGATGATGTTGCTTTGTTGAATAATAATAAAGATTTTATCAGAATGGCAGAAGAAGCATTTGTGTATATGATGTTCTTCTACGGAATGAGATATGATGAGAGAAGTAGTTCATTCGTTATTTTCGATGATAATAGATATTTATCGTATTTTGTTAATGGTGGTTCTAATAGACACAATCATCTAAGAATAACAAGAATACTTAAATTTCTAAGATTGTTTCCTTCTCTCAATGCTATATATTCCCTCTTCAAATCAGTGATTAGTAAAACAGTTAATGATTATTATAGATATATTCCTTCTGATACTATTAGATATTGGAATAGTTCTTAATATGGGAATAATTAGATGAGAAAACACTACTATTACGTAATAGTAGTGTTTTTATTTAGTATGAGGAATAGTAGATGAGAAAATACTACTATTATGTAATAGTAGTGTTTTTATTTAGTATGAGGAATAGTAGAAGGTAAATCTGGTAATACAGTTGATAATTTCTTTTCCACGATGCTATCAATATCACATTCACATATTTCTGGTTGAGAAAGTTCTAATGTCCTCGATGTTACCTGTAACGGATCCATTATTCTCTTTTTCATTGGTGATAGCTCTGGTAGCGGCATAGCGTAACCCATGTGACTTTGAATAACAGAGCCATTACGGTTCATTTAATTAAATCTTCTAATAAAATAAATGTTTTATTTTCCCTCGATTCTCTTTCTTCTGTTGTCTCTTTACTTTCCAACATCATCATATAAAATTTAGGATCTATGTCCTTATATGAAGAACAGTCCAATGTTAAAAGATATCCCTCTTTTAATGATTGTTTGGAGAAAGCATAATCATATAATGTCTTTACATTTAGTATACCTTTTAACCGAAGAAGAACATTAAAAGTAATATCAATGATTGTTTCGGTACTAACAGAATCTTCAGTATCTTCTGACAAAGTTATTGCTGGAATACCCCCTTCTGCTTCGTGAAGATTAGTAGAGAGAAGGATGACGGAACATCCGATTGCTTGTAAGTTAGTATATTCCTTTGATAGACCACTTGATATACATCGATAAAAAAGATCCACAGCACAAAAATATGTAACAGCGAGACAATTACTATCAACAAGGACATCGGAAATCCATTGAACTACAATATTATAATCGTTGTTACTTGTTATAACAAGTAACAATCCCCTATTAATAATAGTTCCCGGTATAGGAGAGGAATAACTATTCTCTTCAAATACATCATATCGTAAACATTCATCTATACTCTTGATTCTTGTGTTTGGATCAGGATCTAACATTCTTAAGAGTAATGGATGATATCTCTCATTAATTCCTAATTTATTGAAGTATTCCTTTTCATTGGAAATAAAGGAAAGTATCTCAGGAATTACATCACCTTCAACGGACCATATTGATCCTTTTGTCTTCTTGGTAATAAACATAGTAAGAATGCCTAATTCCCATATTTCCACTGTATCATAATCAAGATCTTCGAGAGTACTCGGATATCCATATTTATCGGAATACTTTCTCAATTGTTCATACTTATCACCATAAGAAATAAAGAGATTCTCCGGAGATGAATAATCTATCGTAGCACAATTACCCTTAATACTATCGATATAATAAGCGAGTCCTAAATCAGATAAAAGAGTATAATCATCTTTTATCAAAATATTATCAGGTTTAATATCACAATGATAAATACCTCCTTGGTGCAAACAATATACAGCAGAAAATATCTCATAAATAAATCTCAATTGTTCATCAGAAGAGATATTCTTTCTCGATAATAATTCTTGTAATGTTTCATCCGCTAAAGTCATAACATAAAAACCTGCCTTTTCATTGCTATTAGTTGATATATCGAAGAAGATGCTTTTATATTTAATAATATTATGATGATTTATTCTGGAGACAACATCTATCTCACGATATGTCTCAAGACCAGATAAGATAGGATCAATAGCAACTTCTTTACAAGCATATCTTTCACCAGAGACATTATCTTGAATTAGCCATACCTTTCCATAAAGACCAGTTCCTAGGAGTTTAATGAACGTATAACCGTTTCTTACAGATTCCATTTGGAAATCAAGACAAAATAATTATTATGAAGTAATAATAATTATTATATTAGAATAATTCATCGAAGATGACCCTCTTATTCTTTCTTGTTTGGCGTTCTCTAATTGTTTCTTCGTTTTGCCATACTTGCATAATGTTTTCAGGATCAGTATTAATATACTCTTTACATGATTGAGTTAATAATATCGCTCTCACCAGTGATCTTCTTGAAAACGCATAATCATATAATGTCCTAATACCAATAACACCATCAAGAAGAGTAACTATTAAAATGGCCTTATCTATTATTTCTTTATCCGTAATAGATATTCCTGATTTTATGATTAACTGTGATGGTAATATAGTGTAAACATCATGTAAATTACTAGAGAGAAGAGCTGATGCTAAAGTAATTACAGGTAAATCATCAGAACTAACGAGAGACATTTTATCTAATACTCGATAAAATATATCTACTGCACAGAAATATGAGGCAGAACTATAATTACCACTTCGAAATATTTCTGTTAATAGAATGACCATTCTATCGTAATCCTCACAATGAATACCGAGATCTCCGTTATTTAACGGAGATCTCTTGTTAATTATAATACCAGGGATTGGTACATTGTATTGATTCTCTTTAAAAATTTCATATTGTAAAACTTCATACACACTTCGTATACGAGTATAAGGATTTCTATCTAACATTCTCGTTAGCAATGGTATCCATTCTTCATCTACACCTTTCCTTCGGAGGAAAATATCAGGATGTAAAAGTAAATCGATATATTCATTGTCAAAATTGTCTCTATCCCAAATATAAGGTTTACCCAATGAAATACAGGCAATTAATATTCCTAACTGCCAGATTTCTGCGCTATAAAAATCAATCCTGTTGATTGACCAATCATTCATATTACTTAGAAGAATATCTTTATCTTCTTTTAACAACTCACTCTTATTGATACTTCTCTCAAGATTATATTCATGTTTTTGTATTAATAATTCCGGTGGTCCATAATAAAATGTTGCACATACATTAGTATTAATCTCCTTATATGAAGCTAGACCTAAATCGGCCACTACCGCAGTGTCCACAAAGATAAGAATATTTTCTGGTTTAATATCACAATGGTAAATATCATTCTTGTGTAAATAGTACAGACCACTTAGTATCTCGTATGATAACCTAATTTGTGTTGATAATGATACAGTCTTCTTAATATATTTATCGAGAGTTTTATCTGCTAATGGCATGATATAAAATCCTGCTAACATATCAGGAGTTTTCGGATCAGTCGATTTATCGAAAAAAATTGAGATATACTTGATAACATTTGGATGGTTTGTACGAGAAACAATATCTATTTCTTTATATGATTGAAGGCCAATTCCTTTGTAATCGATGACTACTTCCTTACAAGCAAAATTCTTTACAATATTATCAATCATCTTACTTACCAACCAGACATAAGAATATGTTCCATATCCTAATAATTTAATGAAGGTATACCCATTCCTCACATCCATTACTCCTTTCCATTTAATGACAAATTGTTTTTGAATATAATAAATAATGCTTATGCAAAAAAACATGGTAATAAAATAGAGACCGATCGGATTATCGTTCACTAAATTCTTTCAGATAATAAAATGGGGATTCCTCGTTTCTATTCTTGGTTAGCAGATCAAAACTTTAATAATGTTCTACTAACATCAAGGCCATCAAATGTCTCATCGCTTTCAATTGATATTAATTCTCTTTTCTACATTGCGGCTAATACTGCTTACGGATTAGGAGACGATGATGCATCAAAGGCGAGAAGAGAACTAATAAGGACAGTAGGTTTCACCGACGTCGATGCAGACTTTCGGAATACTTTTTTTACTTTGTTGAGTAATATTATCACTCAAGTAGGTCCAGCTGATACTGTTATCATTGCAGTTGATGGTGTAGTTCCGTCTTCCAAGATTCAACAACAAAGACACCGGAGATATCGAAATGCTCTTTTAAGACCAGCAGATCAACTATTCGATTCTAATGTCTTTACACCTGGCACAGATTTTATGATTTCACTCGATGCTTATATCGAAGCATGGATTAAGACTAATAAGAAGAATTTACCAACTGTTATTTATAGTTCACATTTAGTTCCAGGAGAAGGTGAACATAAGATCATGGATTACTTTCGAGCAGGTACTGTTTCAGGTGAAAACAATCCTAGTAATGGTATTCATGTTCTTTATGGTATTGATGCAGATTTAATCATGCTTTCCTTAATAAATCCGTTAAACGGAATATATCTCGCAAGAAATGATGTCGATAGAGTGATAAACATTGACAGTCTTAAGGTGGTGATAAGACAGCTGCTGGATACTAATTCATTGCAAGTAAAGGATCCAAATGGTCAAGCAGTTAGTGACTTCGTTACCATGATATTTCTTATTGGAAATGACTTTATTCCACATAGTCCTACATTAGATTATCAACCTCTTTCCATTAAAACCATGATTGATATATACACACAGATTAAGATTCCTCTTACTAATGAGGAGGGAATCATATGGGATAATATGTGGGTTTTTATCTCTAAGTTAGCAGAGAAAGAACCAGAACTTCTTTCCACTGGATATGTTAACAATAAGGAATATTTTCGCAGCGGTAATACAGTAAGACCATTCAAATATCCAGCTAAACTTTTCGAGAGATCGATGGTAATAGATAATAATAACACAAGATACTTTAGATTCGATATTTTTCGAGAGTTGTGGTATCAGAATGAATTACTGCCAAAGAATCTTACTCTTCTCTATTCTATCTTTGGAAAAGAGAAGAATTACGATGAAATAGTCTCAGTTGATGATATTGAAGATATGTGCATTTACTATTTTACTGGTATGGAATGGACACTTCTATATTACAGATATGGTATGTCAGGAGTTAATGTTGATTACTATTATCCTTATCTGCATAGTCCTCTTCTCACTGATCTTGCTATTGTGGCTCAAACAGCGAAGGATAAACTGGGTAATGTTGAAGTGTATGATGGTATGAAGATTATCTCACCTCTATTACAATTAGTCTCAGTAATACCTCCTCGAAGTATTTCCCTTATTCCCCCTGAGTTACGATATATGTACGGTAATGACAGCGAAGTTGTCGATCTTTTTCCTTCCAATTTTCTCTTAGAGGTAGAAGGTGTTGATGATGAGAGTAAAGGATTGCCTCTCATTCCATTCGCTGAAATAAACAGATTACAGGTTGCAGCATCTAAATCTGCTTTCAATAGTTATCCAGGAGCAATGGATAAATGGGCCTCCAAGGATCCTATAGTAATAGAACAAACAGAAGAAGGAAAAGAGCTATACAACAGACAAAGACTTATATCAGAATATAACCAGAAAACGCCAGAAAGAAGATCAACCAGAGGTCCATCAACCAGAGGTACATTTCGAGGAGGTCCGTCAACGAGAGGTACATTTCGAGGAGGAGTAATAGCGGGACCAGTACGTCGAGAACAGAGTAGTGAAAATGTACCTTACAATAGAGAACTTCCACAAATTAGAACTAGTACCAGCGTTAATACTAATGTTAATACTAACGTGGGTACAGAAACAAGGCCCACTACTACTCGAAGGACTGGAGGTTCGTCAACGAGAGGTTCGTCAACGAGAGGTTCGTCAACGAGAAGTTCGTCAACGAGAGGACAACCATGGAATTCGAATAAAGTTCTAATGTAATTTATCATTAAGTTAAAAACACGACATTATATTTATCGTGTTTATTCGCAAGACTCCAATTAATAATTAATTTAACGGACCATCTTATTTTCAAGAGAAATCCTTTGCAAGTATCATCATTGTATTTTCTCCTTAATATACTATTAGCAAGAGAAAAATACAATGATGATATCCTTCCTATTGTTATCGTTATTGTTTTACTATTTTATCTTATTTTATTTTATTATTTAAATGGCGATTAATAAGGCTTTATTAGTAGGAATTAATTATACTGGAACAGATCACTCTCTTAATGGTTGTATAAGAGATGTTCTCATAATAAGAGATCTCCTTCTTAAAGTTGGATACTCTCCAAATAATATTTTACTATTAACGGATTCTAATGATTCAAGTTATAAACCAACATGTGCTAATATATTAGCAGGTTTTGCTTGGTTATTATCTGGCAGTACTGTCGATAAATATAAAGGAGGTCTTTCACCAACAGAATCAAAGGAATTAAAGAAGGCTCTCGGAGTCAATGCGCCAGTTAAGAATAATATCAGTGGTTACTTACCTCCAGGTAGTCATATTTATTGGCATTATTCTGGTCATGGTAGTTATCTTGCTGACCAGAATTCAGTGAAAGGAGCAGATGATATGATTTGTCCTCTCGATTTCTCCGTAGATGATGGTAGTAATGGAATTACTGATACCATGATGTATGAACAACTTGCATCTAAGGTTCCATTGAATGTATATCTCATTACCGTTCTTGATGCTTGTTTTAGCGGTAGTGACTTTAATCTTAAATGGTCTTTTGTCGATACGAGCAATGGTAAAGGTACTTATGTCCTTAGTAAGAATTGTGAGACGAATGAAACGGTTGGCGATGTAACTCTTCTATCAGGTTGTACTGATCAACAAACGAGTGCTGACTGTAAGATTGCGAAGAACGTTTATGATGGGGCTCTAACTTATGCTTTAATTTCAGTATTACAGAAGAATAATTATAAGATGAACGAGGATAAACTATTATTCGCCATACAATCCTTCATTACCTCTCAAGGATTATCAGATCAAACTCCCTGCATTACTGTTGGTAAGTATGGAGATGTTAGACGACCATTTCATCTACTAAAATGATGTTAGCGTGACAGAATATATTATCGATATTGATAATATGTTTTTAATTAGAGTGATATATTACTGTTTTGTGTTCTATAGTTAATATATTTACCTTCCCTTCTTTAATATTTATTTCAGGAACACCAGATATACACGTATGTATATTTTCACACTCTGGACATCCCACCGATAAAAACTCGTCCTTGTAAATAAAGACACCTTTCTCAGGTAATTTATCCATTTTAATTGAGATTATCTTCTAACTTTTCTTCATTAATACCGGAAATATTCAATTCGAAGGTAATGACTATTCCGACATTTACGACATTTTACATTATTTATTAGATTTAAGGAAATACTAAGATTACCATATCGAATTATACATAATATAATTATATTATGTATAATTAGTTCGTTAATTACCGCTCATTCCTTCAGTAGATGTTTCTATCTCGTTATCCC